TCTGTTCTTTGTTACCCAGATGTGGCCCGGGTTTATTTCGGGTAAGCACCATCAGATCATGGCAGATGCTTTTGAAAGGGTCGCTAATGGCGACCTAAAGAGATTGATCATTAATATGCCACCCAGACACACTAAGTCTGAGTTTGCCTCCTACCTGCTTCCTTCTTGGTTCTTGGGTAAGTTCCCTGAGAAGAAGATCATTCAGACTGCCCACACTGCGGAGTTAGCCGTTGGCTTTGGGCGTAAGGTCAGGAACCTTGTTTCTTCTGAGCATTATGGCAAGGTGTTTGACACTAAACTGTCCTCCGATTCAAAAGCAGCAGGCAGATGGAACACCCATGTGGGCGGGGATTACTTCGCTATTGGTGTTGGCGGTGCTGTGACTGGTAAGGGTGCGGATCTCTTGATCATTGATGACCCGCATTCTGAGCAAGAAGCCAAACAAGGCAACCCTGCGGTGTTTGACAGTGTGTATGAGTGGTACACATCCGGCCCTCGTCAGCGTCTACAGCCCGGAGGAGCCATCATTATTGTGATGACCCGCTGGTCTAAAAGAGATCTGACAGGGCAGATCATTAAAAACTCGGAAAAAGATGGTGTACACGACTGGGAAGTCATAGATTTCCCTGCAATCTTGCCCTCTGGAACCCCTTTATGGCCTGCTTTTTGGAAAAAAGAAGAGCTTGAGGCTCTAAAAGCTGAACTTCCAGTGGCTAAATGGGAGGCCCAGTACCAACAGAACCCCACATCCGAAGAAGGTGCGATTGTTAAGCGGGATCAATGGCGAATCTGGGAGAAAGATGAAGCCCCACCTTGTGATTTTATCATCCAAAGCTGGGATACAGCCTTTGAGACCAACAACAGGGCAGATTATTCAGCCTGTACAACATGGGGAGTCTTTGAACATGCCGACTCCAAAGGAAATATTAAGACCAACATCATCCTTCTTGATGCGTTTAAACGTAGGATGGAGTTTCCTGAACTCAAAAAGAAGGCATTTGAGATGTGGAAAGAGTGGGAGCCTGATACTCTGATTGTGGAGAAGCGAGCCGCTGGCGCTCCGCTTATTTATGAGATGAGGAAGATAGGAATTCCTGTTTCAGAGTATACGCCGCACAAAGGAAACGATAAGATAGCCCGTGTAAACGCAATCTCAGACCTGTTTGCTTCAGGAATTGTCTGGTGTCCAGACACCAGATGGGCAGATGAAGTCATGGAAGAAATGGCCTCCTTCCCCAACGGCGACCATGATGACTTGGTTGACTCCTCTTCTCAGGCTTTGATGCAGTTTAGAAAAGGTGGTTTTGTCTCCATCGACACAGATGAAGAAGATGAGCCAATTTACCGCAGGCGAGTGGAATATTACTAAGGAAGATCATGGCAACCAATATGGACAAGAGTGTTTATCAGTCTCCCGCAGGAATTGCTGGGTTGGAAGAAGATCCTATTGAGATAGAGATTGAGGATCCTGAGTCTGTCTCTATTAGCATGGGTGGGGTAGAGATCATCCTTGAGCCCGGCAAAGAATATGACGGCGATTTTGAGTCCAACCTTGCAGAAGTATTGGATGAGGGAGTCCTTGCGCAGATTGCCTCTGACCTGTGCGAGTTAGTGGATGCTGACGTTAATTCCCGCAAAGACTGGGCAGAAACCTTTGTCAAAGGCTTGGAAGTGCTGGGTCTACAGTATGAAGAGCGCACCCAGCCTTGGAATGGAGCCTGTGGCGTTTATTCAACAATCCTGACAGAAGCTGCCATTCGATTCCAATCAGAGTCCATTATGGAGACCTTCCCAGCACAAGGCCCAGTAAAGACTCAGATTATTGGCGCAGTTACCAAGATGAAAGAAGAGGCGGCAGAGCGGGTTCGCACTGACATGAACTACCGCCTGACCGAGCAAATGCCGGAATACCGCCCAGAACATGAGCGTCTTTTGTATTCTCTTGGATTGGCGGGAGCAGCCTTTAAGAAGGTTTACTATGACCCCGCACTTGGTCGGGAGGTGTCAATGTTCATCCCAGCCGAGGATGTCATTGTTCCTTATGGAGCTTCAAATCTGAACAACGCAGAACGTGTTACACATGTGATGCGAAAGACAGAGAATGAGATTAAAAAGCTACAGGTAGCAGGCTTTTACAGAGATATTGAGCTTGGCGAGCCAGTCAACATTCTTTCTGATATTGAAAAGAAAAAGGCAGAACAGCAAGGTTACAAAACCACAGATGACAACCGCTATCAAATCTTTGAAATCCACACAGAACTGGATATTGAAGGCATGGAAGATGTTGACGAGGACGGAGAGCCAAGTGGAATCGCCCTGCCTTATGTGGTCACAATTGACCGTGGAACCAATGAGGTTCTGTCTATTTACCGCAACTACAACGCAGATGATGATAAAAAACTCAAACGTCAACATTTTGTGGATTACTGCTATGTACCCGGCTTTGGCTTCTACGGCTTAGGTTTAATCCATATTATTGGCGGGTATGCCCGTGCTGGCACTGCCCTGATTCGTCAATTGGTGGACGCAGGAACTCTTTCTAACCTGCCCGGAGGTCTTAAGTCCCGTGGTATGAGGGTTAAAGGGGATGACACCCCAATCGCCCCCGGAGAGTTCAGGGATGTGGATGTTCCGTCAGGAACCATCAAAGACAACGTAATGACGTTGCCCTACAAAGAACCCAGCGCTACATTGCTGACACTGCTCAACCAGATAACTGAAGAAGGCAGACGCTTAGGATCTATCGGGGAAATGAAGATATCTGACATGAGTGCAAATGCACCTGTCGGGACAACTCTAGCCCTGTTAGAGCGCCAGCTCAAAACCATGAGTGCTGTACAGGCCCGTGTACATAACTCCATGAAACAGGAGTTTAAACTGCTCAAGAACATCATCAGGGACTATGCTCCAGATGATTATGAATACGACCCAGAAAGCGGAAATCGCCAAGCAAAGCAGGCAGATTACGACATTGTTGAGGTTATCCCTGTCAGCGATCCCAATAGCTCCACAATGGCTCAAAGGATCATGCAGTACCAAGCTGTTATTCAGTTGGCAAGCCAAGCCCCGCAAATCTATGACTTGCCAAACTTGCACCGCCAAATGATTGAGGTTCTGGGCGTTCGCAATGCTGATAAGTTAATACCCACTTCGGACGATCAAACACCCAAAGATCCTGTTAGCGAAAACATGGCATTCCTTAATGGGAAGCCAACAAAAGCGTTTATCTACCAAGACCACGATGCTCACATCATGGCGCACCAATCGTTTATGCAGGATCCAATGATTGCGGCGACCATTGGTCAAAACCCAATGGCGCAAAAGATTCAAGCATCGGCTATGGCTCACATTGCAGAACACTTGGCGTTTAAATACCGCAAGAACGTGGAAGAACAGATTGGCGTTCCAATCCCTGCGCCAGATTCAAAATTGCCAGAAGATGTCGAAGTCGAGTTGTCTCGCTTGGTTGCCCAAGGAGCCGCACAGCTTTTACAGGCAAATCAAGCCCAAGCCCAACAGGCTCAGGCTCAACAGCAAGCTCAAGACCCCCTTATCCAAATGCAACAAGCAGAACTACAAATCAAGCAGGCAGATGTGCAGCGCAAGGCTCAGAAAGACCAGACAGATGCGCAGATTGCGCAAGCCAAGCTACAGCTTGAGGAGCAAAGGCTGCAAGGAACTCAGCAGATTGAGCAGCAACGAATCCAGTCTCAGGAAAAGCAGGCAAACCAAAAAGTGCAAGTTGATTTGTTTAAACGGAAACAATGATGAACGAATTGGAATATGTTTTAAAACAATTGAAGGAACGAGGCGAAATTGTTTCTGAAAGGATTGGTACGGGCGGAGCTAAAGACTACGCCGAGTATCGAGAGCTGTGCGGGCAAATTCAGGGTCTACTGTTTGCACAGTCCGTTGTAGTTGACCTTGTTCGAAAAATGGAGAGATACGAAGATGACTGAATTCGATATTCAGGCGGTAGATCTGTCGGGTATTTTGAATACCTCGGCGGAGGAAAAGGCAAAACAAGTGCCAGATCCAGCAACCTTTTACCTCTTATGTGTTTTACCAGAGGTAGAAGAAGAGTATGAAAGCGGTCTTGCAAAGGCTGGGCAAACCATGCATTACGAAGAAATACTGTCGCCAGTGTTGTTCGTTGTGAAAATGGGGCCTGATGCGTTTAAAGACACCAAGCGGTTTCCGTCTGGGCCTTCATGCAAAACTGGGGATTTCGTCCTTGTCCGACCCAATACTGGGACTCGGATCAAGATTCATGGCA